AAACTAGCCATCTCAACAAACAAAACCCCCTCTGTACTATTAATCAAACTACCTATACCATCTCTTGTGAAGATGTCTTGGTTTCTTGTTACTGTACTTCCTGATGTTGGAATGTATGATGTTGCGTAAGAGCCTTCTTCTAATTGAAATCCAAATACCGAGATATCTGCACCGCTCAAACCTGCAATTCCTATATAACTTCCACTTGTTGGGGTGAATGTGTATGTAAATCTTACCCAATCACTTGTGAGCGACCAAGCACTATCTACTACACCACTACCATTAATAAAAAAACCAACACTTTGAGTTCCACTATCATTTCTTTTAGCATAACAAGATACAGTACGTAGAACAAGTGAACTTGTAGAATTAGCCCTATATCCATTACCTGTAAATTGTAATCTTGTTGCGTTTTGTGTTCCATCAGGAGATACAATATAGTCGGCAGTTGGTGTTACGTTTGAACTTATAGACCAAGTAGAAAACTCATTACTTTTAATTTCTGAATTAGTCCTCTGTGGCTCTGCTAATATATGTGGACAACCTCCTCCTGTGTAGTCTATACGAGGTACGTTATCTCTTGTAACTTCTTTTACTGATACGTTGTCTACTGAACCATCAAAACTTGCAGCGTAAAACACAAATCTCGTGTCAGAATAAGAACTTATAACTTCAGTAAATGTACCATTAGCATTATAAACTTTACTGTAGTTGCTGCCCCCAACAAAAGCGGGAATAATACTACCTGAAACATAATTAGATATAGTGAAGGTTAATGAATAAGTATTATTAGCAGAGCCTGAAATAGTCTGTATCAAATTTGCATTAATACCACTACAGTTTGCAGCATTATCACTTATAGTCCAACCATTTAAAGCCCAAGCAGTAGAGCCATTAGGAAAATCTCCATCGGTAATTATATTTGAACCTGTAACAACCTCTGCATAATTTACTAAACCATTCTCATCTACTCTTGTAGCAGCAGTATTTCTTGTAACATCCATATCTGCTGATGTGTATTCTTTTACTGATACGTTGTCAATATTAAAATTACCATTAGTAGTTGCTGATGACAAAATGAAATAACCATTTGATGCACCTGTACTTATAATCCAAGTTTTTATTCCATTTCCTGTAAAACTCTCATTACTTGTACTGTTTTGACTACCTCCTGACCAAACAGTTACATTCCCTGAGGAATAATTACTAACCTCTGCTGTTATTTTATATTGCGTATTAGTTTGAAAAACTGCTGCTTGATATATACCATTATTATTGGCTGTTGAATTATTAAATATAGCATTACCGCCACTAATTGTTACTCCTGTTCCTTTTGACCAACCCGTATCTGTTGCAAAATCTCCATTAGTTACGAGTTCAGCACCCTCAGTAGGTACAGGAATAACTGCATACAATTCTCCTGCCTTATATCCGTTAGGAGTTACTACTATACTAACATCATCTAATAAACTCATCCTATATTATTTAAAATTACTAATTGAGCATCTAAACAAGCCTTAGCTTCAAACACACCACCATCTGCAATAACCCTAGCCTTAAAAGCATTAACTAAAGCCTGTGTAGGTGTTACACCTCCTTTATTACTAGAAGGTAATGATATTCCTAGTGATAAATTCATTATTTAGTAGCATCACCATCAGACTCTCTGTAGCCAAATCCTATACCTGAAGTAAGAGTTATAGCTGTTACTCTCATAAACAATGTTGTTCCTGCAGCCATAGTCTGTCCTGCTAATGCAGTTTCACCTGTAAAGTTTGCAGCAACAATAGATGTTATAACTGATTCTACTGGAAAGAATACACAGTAAAAGTCTCTTCCTGTCTGTGCAGCAGTTGTGAAAACTTCATGCCCTCCACCTTTTCCAAGCATCTCAAGTAGTAATGTATTATCTGTATCAAATGTACTCATTTTTTTTATTTTTTAATTGTTATATTTTAAATATTTTTATAATTGCTGCTACTGCTACACCATATATTACCCACATAGCCTTAACCAAAACCTTCCTCATTGCTGTGTTTCTATTAACTCTAGCTGTAACCCCTGTATCTGGATTTAACAGTTTATCAGTTAGCATATCTAGTTTTGAATCTATACTAGTCATCTTACTGTTAATAGAATTTATATCTTTCTTCATTGACATTATCTCTTCTTTAGTAGTCATTAAAAAGCAGTTGTTTGAACAGTCAGATTTATATAAATTGAAGAACCTGCAGTAGCTTCTTTTACCATTGGAAATATAATATCTCCAGCAGATACAGTAGCAGTAGTTATTGTAGATTCATTTATTCTAACTAACATAGAATTGTTATTAAGACCTGTTAATTGTATTTCATCAATAACAATAGGAGTAACTGATGTTGCAATTCCCTCTACTGGTGTTATTTTACATACAGCTATAGTAACTACATTAGTTCCATTACTAGTGAGCCATCCACTAATAGAACTTACATTGACATTTTGAGGTATTACACAACCCTGTCCTATTCTAAAAAAAGCAGTTGGAGATAAACTTCCAGAAGAAACAACACTACTACCATAATCAACAGCCATTTCAAATGGAGATTTAGTATCTGCTATATCCTCTCCGTATTGATAGTTTGTTGCTCCAGTTACATATCCCTGCATTTTATAATCAGTAACACCCATAAGAGATTTATTTTGCCATACTAAATTACCATCAGTATTAGTTGGAGCAGTACCTATACTCTTACTTAATACAGTTTCATTAGTAGCATTTTCAAACCCTTTAGGATTATGCCTGTTTATATCACTTAAATTCTTATGTTCGTTTGCAGCCATTAATTTATATATTTTTTAACATTCAGGACAATAATTTTTCCAGCTGTCATAATTTCTAACAGGTCTTGAGTATATACTATCATACATTATAATTCCATGATTCTTATATGTAGTAGTATTACAAGGTGCATTAGCAGTATATGTAGGGTAGTCAGCACTATTATCAGGGTCATTCAAAAACTCAATCATATCTTGTAAGTATATCTCAGATTTTCTATATGTATCTTGCTTATAAGCATTTAATTCAGCAGGGTCAATAATAGTAGAGAACTCATCAATATTATGAACAATACCCATACTACTACTGTTGCTCTGAACTTCATTTATAACCTCAAATCTAGCAAACCAACATAGAGTTCTAATTAAGAAATCATCCATTAAAGTTTGATTAGCTTGAGTAAGACCACCTACAGCTGGAAAATCACCAACATTGTTTTGTGTCTTTAACTCCTCATAAAACTTCTTACCAATAGCAGTCTTTAAATGTGCTAACTCAGAAAGCAATATAGTGTTAGTTGATATTAAAGCAGGGTCAGTATTAGCATTAGTAAAACTATTACTTATAACTTCTTGTGCAGTTGCTAGTGTTTTATATTGGTTTACATTTGCCATAGTTAGTCTTCGTTTTCAATTTCAGTTTCTTTTTCATTTACCTGTAAATCTCCTGCATCATCATCTCCAACCCCATCTGCATCATCATCTCTAGTTACAATGATTTGCTCTCTATCAGTTAAGAACATATCACCCTCCTCAAGCATTGGTAAATCCTCATCTAACATTCTTCTTTGCTCATTAATTGTAAGCACTTTAGAAGGGTCAATCTGAGTAGCAAAACTAATTGGTGGCTCATAGTGTATTACTAAATCTTCAGGTAAAAAACCTAACTCTTTAAATAATATAGTTTTAATACCATCTAAAAGTAAGTCTGAAGTATCTTTAATTACAGTAGTCATTGCTAAATCATAAGCAATTCTAATCTCACTTCCTGTATTATTCATCTTACCACTTGAAACTAATCCACTTAATGATGGTTGCCATCTATGAGCAGTTACAATGTTTTGGTCAGTTATTCTCTGTAAATCTATCCAACTACCTTCTTGGTCATCTTTTATAATAGAAACATTAGCAGGAGAAGTGTCTCCATTTTTAACTAAAAACAATATCTTTCCATTATTCCCAGCCCCAACAAACTTCTTCTGTGCTTCATTTACTAATTTCTTAGCTTCTTCTTCACCCATATCTCCACTAATCTCAACGATAGCAGATGGTTGGAAACCATTTTTAAATTTTGTGTGATTCCATTTACCAATCTCATAATCAACAGCAATATGCTCTAATGCAGCAACATAATCTGGTAAACCATAGAATTGGAATGTAGGCTCGTAATCGTTAAACTCAAATACAAACCTGTTACTTCTTACTTCAGGATAAAGTGGTAAAATACTTAACTTATCCTTCATAGTATTGTACTTAGCCCAATCAGGGTGTACATATACTTCTTTCTTGTTTTTAGACATTCTAACAGTAGTTGCATCTATATGATATAGATTCAGTCCACCATCATATATAACTCCCTCTAAGTAAGCATTTCCAAATGTATAGTAATCATCTGCTAACTTCTTAAAAATCATTCTTAATGATTCACCATTAGCATTAACATCTTTAATGTAATCTAATACATCATCATTATTACTTACAAACTTAGCCCCACTCGTGAATATTGTCTTTTGTGCTAATACACTCCTATGAGTAGATGATTGCCTCTTTAATCTAGCTAAATATTGAGGAAACAAGTTGTCATTACCGAATGGAACGAACTTAGTTCTTATCTTAGATAAGTCTTGTATTTCTTCTATACTTTCTGGTACTGATAAATTAAAAACACCAAATTCAAAAGTATTACTCTTTTGAGTCTGAAGATTTGTTTTTGCTGCTCCCCTTACTTTCTTTTTTTGGCTCATCTTTAGTTTTTGTAGTTGATAATTTTTCTACTAATTTTTTCAATCCTAAATCTTCATAAGCGTATGCTAACTCCTCTTGCGTTGCTGTAGCCCACTTAATAACAAAACCATCTTTATAAGTCCTACCAGAGGTTTTTTTTGCTTTATATTCTGCCATAATTGTATATATCTTTAAGTGTGATAAATCTACAACATTTTTGCCACAATCACACATATTGTTAGAAAGATATTAATAGGGAAATGTTATAAACTTTTTACGAAACAAGTTCAACCTAAAAATATATCTTTAATTATTATGCTCCTGTTGTTGCAGTTAATGCTGAAGTATCAACAGTAATTGTACCAACATACTTTCTAGGTAACTCAAACTGTCTAGCCATTAAGCTAACTGTAATTCCACTTTCATCAGAGTAAGCAGCACCTGTACCACCCTCTATAGTAGCCATATTTAAGAAAGTCTGACTTTTTGCAGCCACATCCTCATTTGCATACTTAGCACTAACACCAAGAACCCAAGCGTTATCATTAGTATCAATTGCTATACCCATCATACATTGGTCAAGAGTTTCTTGCATTGCGTGAAAAGTAGCACTTTCTAATTGAGGAATCATAAATGATAAACCACATTCAAATGCAGTAGAACCATTTTCTTTCGTTCCATTTATTGTTAATGCAGGAGTTTCGTTTTTGAACTCATAAACAAACCAAGCAGCATCACCACCTGACTGAATATTGTCAATATCCCACTCTCCAGCATCATCTCCATAAGTAATAACATCAGCAGTCGCCCAACTTCTTAAAAGGATTTGCTTTATACCACCTGTTGATTGTAAGTTTGAACAAACAACCCCTATACCTGTATCTATTGCCATTTTATTTTTATTTTATAATTAATTAAAAAGTAATTAAGAGGAGAAGATTTTTACACCCTCTCCTCTATTATTACATTATTGTTATATTAAGATTCCCCACTTAACAAGAGAAGAGTACAAGTACTGTACACCTAACTTGAAGTAACCTCTGAAGAACATTTTCTCTTCTAAATCATCATAAAATACTTTGAAAGAACCTTCTGGGTCAGTTACATCAGAACCAATAATTAAGTTCTCTACTGCACAGTAACAAGCACCTTGAGTATAGTTAGTTGCTGCATTTACAAATAAGTCTGGATTAGTATCAGCTAAGATAGTGTCCCACTCATACATTGCTACAACCTCAACACCTCTAAACATTACTCTACGCATACCATCTACTAAATTTACTACTGCTAAATCTGCAGAAGAGCCTTCTAAGTTTGCAATATAAGCATTGAAAATTGAAGGAGTTACAAAGAATTTTTTATCTGCAGGTGCAACTTGCTGTAATGCTGCTGCTGCTCCATCATATAAATCTCTTAATAGTCCTATTGCTTCACCTGCTGTTGGTGCTGCTGGAGCGAGTACAGTTTTAGCTAATACAACTTCTGCTTTCATTAATTCCATCCAACCATCAAATACTGCATATCCTGCTACTGCTCCTGCCACATCACCACCCCAAGCTAATCTTACTACATCTGAAGCGATACCTGCTACTGCTCTGTTTACGATTGCATCTGCTAAATCAGTTCCTAAAAGATTATTTACATCTAATCCATTTCTGTAAGACTCCTCAATGAAAGTTCCGTAAAACTCTTCACTACATTGCTCTAAAGCAACTCTACATCTACCTGCAGTAATTACTTTTTGGTCTATTGGAAAGTTTACTGCTGGGTCTTGACTCAAAGGAGAACAAGCTACTTGTGCTTTTACTATTTTTGTTAATTTTGCTGAAGTGTAAACATTCATAACGTGCTTTACGTTAGGAATAACTCTATAATTACGCATTATGTCATCACTTCTAAATACTGGTTCGTAAAATATTTCGTTTAAGTTTGCTCCACTATATCCTGCATTTGTATCATTAAATGCTACATTACCTGTTGCCATTTTTTTTTATTTTTTAATTGTTAAATTTATTTCTAATTCTTGCAGCCATTGCATCATAAAATGCTGAATTGCCATCTACTACTTTATTTTCAACTATTGCAGGGTCGCCTGAAGTTTCTAATTCTGTACCTTTAGCATCTGCCTTGTTGATTTTTGCGTTCAAACCTTCAACCTCTACTGTTAAAGTTTCATTGTTTCCTTTTGCAGAAACCAAATCTTCTTCTAGTAAAGATATTTTGTTTGATAATTCAATGTTCTTAGCTTCAAATTCAGAAATCTTATTTGTAATTTCTTCGTTGTCTCCTAAGTTCACAGTTATCGCAGTTTGTTCAGCAACATCTGCAGAAACTTTTACCTCACCTTTTACAGCAGTAACAATTTCCTCAACCTTGCTATTGAACCAATCTTTTAACTCGTTAGTCATTTTTTTGTTATTTATATTAATACTTAATTTATTCTTAATTTCTTCCTGCGTGATGTTCTTAAACTTAGAAACATCATACTTAGCAGCCACCTTTATAGAGTCAGAGATAGTGTCAATGAATCCTAGTCTAAAAGCCTCTTCAGCATTTAACCAAGTTTCTTCATCCATCATCTCAGCAAGAGCATCATACGATAATCCTGTTTTCTTTACATAAATGTCTGTTAGTTCACTTGTAATCTTGTCAAGAGTTTGAGCAGTCTTACGCATATCTTTAGCCTCTCCTGAAGTTCCTCCCCAAGCGTTATGAATCATAAATAAAGAGTTCTCAGCCATTATTACCTCATCTGCACCTAAAGCAATGATAGTAGCGATACTTGCTGCTATACCCTCTATATAGACTGTAGTTTTGTACTCTCTTCTTTTAATTACATTATACATAGCCATTCCATCAAACACATCTCCTCCAAGCGAATTGATGCGTATATTGATTGGCATATCTTTTAAATCTTTAATTTCTGAGATAAAGTCTTGTGCAGTTACACCATAAGTCCCTATTTCATCAAAGATATATATGTCAGCAGTCTCACCTGCTTTATTTTGAATGTTATACCATTTTTCGTTCATAGCAGCAAAAATACTAGTAAGTCATTTTAAACTTACCCAATTTACCTACAAAACTTTTAGTATGTGATATTGCTAGATGGTGTAGCCTTTTTTCTTTCCTTATATACTATATTCTGAGCCATACTCTCACTTATATTATACTTAATAGATAAATCCATCCAAGTGTTAGTTCTGCTACCTTCATTACCTACTAACATTCTATCAAAGTCAGCAATAATCATATAGTTTCTAATTCTTTTAGGTTCAATAAGACCCTTCTCAGAAAGATGTTTAATAATATCCTTGCAAGTTGGATTATCACCAAATTTCTTTTCTAACTCTGTACCAGCAATTTCAATGAAGTCAAAGACTACATCTACTTTATTTTGTCTTATTTTTTTTTCTGACATTAGTTTTTTTAGGAGTTTGCTCTATCTCAATCCATTCATCTACCATCATTTCCCAGAACTTACAAACTGCTCCCCTACAAGATGTGCAATTAATACTTTGTTTATTTGCTGGAAATAGTAAATGCCACTCAGAAAACATTAAGTTTAGTGAGGTAGCTTGATAGGTAGGAAAGTTTCTTTGATGATTCTTGTTTGTAATAACTGCATCAGTCATCATCTTTCTTTTACTCTTACTGTAATTATTAGCGATTTCTTTAAAATTCATTTGTAAAGTTTTACCATTTATTTTCTGGACATTTTCCAAAAAACTCTTTTGTTAATGATGCTTTTGCATCTAGGAAACACTTGCATTTGGCACATCTTGAGCCTCTGCTTATTTTTGGTTTCTTTAACAATAAAAAGTTTCTGTAAAAACTACAACTTTTACATATATCTAATCTTTCTAACTTGGTTTTCTTATCAACAAACATTTGTTTATTTCTTTGGTTATTAAATTGTTGCCTGAGATTGTATTACACTTACAGTATTTTGACTGTCTGTAATATCTGCTTCTACTACTACTACTTTACTAGAACCCCCCATAGCACCCATCATTTGATTTTGTCCTAATGCATTAAACTGTTGCTGTGAGAATGAAGGTTGATTAAGAAGACCACCATCAGCAAACTTAACACCTCCTCCTGCAGCGTTCATTGCAGATAATTGGCTACCAAACATTGCTGTACTTCTTTTATTTATAACAGCCTCACCCCCCTCTAATTCAACTACTCTACCTCCAACTGCAAACTTCTCCCCTCCTTGTGCGTGTGATTTACCTTGTACCATACCACCATTAGCAAAAGTTTCAACCATACCTCCATTAGCAAATTCTTTTATCACCCCTCCTTGTGCAAATTTCTGAGATGCTATTACAGCAATTTGAAGTGCTGTCATTGCTGCTATAAATGGAGAGAAGGCAAAAGACAAAATCCCTGTTTGACCCATTGCAGTTGTCATCGCTAAAGCACCATTAATAATTGCTTGCGCTATATCTAATCTTTTCTTCCTTTCAAATGCTTTTTTCTGTATTACTAATATGCCCTCTTCATATTCTTCTTGAGATATTAAACCAGCATCTTTTTTCTCTTCAAGAGCCTTAGAATCTTTACTTGCCTGTCTTTGTGCATTTTGACCTATTATAGTAAATAAAGCATCAGAAGCAGCTTGCATTATTGCTTTTCTTTGCTCTGATGTTATTTTTTGATTTTCTATTAATTTCTGATTTTCCTGTAGCTGTAATTGGGTTAGCTGTTTAGTTAATCTTGACCTTTCTTCAAAGGATAGGTTTTCATCTTCTAGCACACTTTTAATTAATCCTATTTGGAAGTCAGCTAAATCCTGTTCTGCCTGTTCCATTGTTTTAGTTCCATTTAAAATACCATCTACTAAATCATCCCACACTCCTATTGATGCTGTAGATACAAATGAACTCATATCATTTTCTTTTTTTGCTTTTGTATTCTTTATTATTTCCTCTGTTCCTCCTGCAATAACTTTAGTTTCTTCTTCCTCTAATTCTATAACCTCCTCTAAAGAAATGCCTAACCTTTTAGCTAACTCATCTCTATCTTCTGTTGCTGAATTTAATTCAGCAGTAGCTTTTGTTAGATTTTGATTTGCCTGTACAGACCTCACAACAAAACCATTCAATCCCTCTAAACTTTTTCTAGCAGGGTCAAGAGCAGAGCCTAAACCGTTTAGTCTTGATGTTAAAATTTCTTTAACTTTACTGAAATTCTCAGATGTTGTTGCTCCTTCATCAAGAGTTATATTATGTTTTCCAGAAACCTTAACAAGTTCATTTAATAGTCTTATCTCTTCTTTTGCTTGTATTCTTCTTGCTTTTCCTGCTTTAGCAGCAGCCTTCCCAGTATTCTCCTCCTCTATTTGAAGTGCTATTTTATTTAGTAGTTGTGAATTGTATTCACTCAACCTCTTCCTTAATTCTGATGTAGATGTTTTTTCAGTATCTATATTCTCTAAAAATTTTGGGTACTGTTTGTTAATCTTTGTGATTAATTTATTCCTATCATCTTCTTTTATATTTGCTTCAGTTAATTGAAGAACCATTGAGTTTAAAGCAATCCTCTCTTCTTCTAGTTTCTCAGACATTGGTATATCCATAAAATCACTAACTACATTTACCATATCTGCTACCCCATCAACAAATGCTTGTAATCCTTCACCTACCACAGACTCTGTAAAGTTAATCATCAATCCTTGCCAAGCAGATACCAACCTTTTAAATGCACCTTCTAAAGTATCTCCAACAATATGTGCCATATCTTTTGCAGCACCAGAAGAAGATACCATAGCATCTCTTAACGCTAAAGTAGCACCTGTATTTGAAATCAACTGCTCAAATGATGCTGCTTGTCTTTTTTCTACCACTTGCATTACTTCAGCCATACTACCACCTTCTTTAACGAATTTATTCATTGCAGGAACTAACTCATCATAGGAATGTATTGTTTTACCAAATGATTTTGTCAAATCAGAATTAGGGTCTTGCATTGCTAAAAGAATATTTCTCATAGATGTACCTGCAATAGAAGCCTCAATACCTGAATCAGTTAATTTAGACATCATTGCTGCAGTATCTTCAATAGAGAATCCTGCCGATTTAGCGATAGGTGCTACTTTAGTCATAGATGTTTGCCACTTCTCTAAGTCCATAGCAGAACTTGTAAATGAAACAGCCATAACATCAACTACTCTTTGAGTTTCACTAGCATCTAATCCAAACCCTCTAACTGCAGAACCTGCTACTATAGCTGCTCTACCTAAATCCTCTCCTGTTGCTGTTGCTAATGAAAGTGTAGCTTCTTGAGCATTTAAAATTTCCTTAGTTGTAAACCCTAATTTAGCGTAATTTGTCTGAAGTTCTGCTACTTGTGTTGCAGTAAAGAATGTTGTTCTACCTAAATCCTCTGCCGATTTAGAGAGTTTTAAAAAATCACCTGAAGAAGCACCAGAAATTGCTTTTACTTTAGCCATTTGGAACTCAAAATCCTTAAATGTTTTTATGGAACTACCTATAACACTACTTATTGTTCTAAATGCAGCAGCAGCAGCAAAAACACCTGCAGCCATCTTAGCCATACTCTTAGTTAATCCACCAGCACTTTTAGTAGCTTTAGTTGTTTTCTTTGTTAAAGCATCTAACTGCCCACCACCCTTTACTATTACCTGAACTACTACTTTCTCTGTATTCGTTGCCATTATATATAATTAATTAAAATGCCTTTTGAACATTTATTGTTGGATTATTTTTTTTAATTTGTTCTGCTATCATATCTGCTACATCTTTACCTATTGATGGTGCTAACTTTTGCACTATCTTATCTTTTAGCTTATTTGCAGTATATCCTGCAAAGTCTGTTCTTCTTAATTTATTACCTTCTGTCCAAAAAGAATAAGGTTTTCCATAGTGAGATTTAAGTTTTCTTAATATAGAAGCAGCACTTCCTTTTAATCCTTTAACATTCATCCATCTTTGGATTGCATTAAGATTAGGGATTTTAGCGAACAATGGATTGTTTACTGCCTTCCAATAGCTAACAGATGACATTATGCTTAAAACATTATTTTTAATGTGATATTTAATCCCTCTGCTTAATTTACCTGTAGCGTTATGCTTCTGTGCTTTAAGTTCATCTTGCAATCCCTTTCTAAGCATAAACCCAACTTCTATAAGAGTTTTATTTGTTCTTTTTAATTTAAACATCTGATAATTTTTGGTCTGCTGCTATTCTTAATACTTTATGTGAATTACCATACATATCTTCTGCGTATATAGGAACTAAATACTCTTGCTTTTCTTTTACTGATATATTAGTTATAGTAACATTCTGAGCAGAGGAAGATTCAAGAGTTGTGAAATAAATAACAATAATATCTTTTGGACTAGCAGCTTTAAATAGTGATTTAAGATTACCTATTCTTGTCCTTATAATTGGATAACCTATCTCTTGTGTTGAGGTTAATTTGTAAGACTCTAAAAAAGGTGTATATGTATTTACATAAACAACACCTATACCTGTATTTATAGGAGTTTTAATATCTATCTCATACTCCACGCCTTCAATCAAAGACATCATTTGATATATACCACTAAAAGATTGATTAGGGCTATTAAAACGACCATTAAAGCTATAATAACCACTACCACTTGTAGGCGCTGATGCTGTTGCATAATGACTTCCTGCTGCAGTATGGTATCTCATCCATTGACCAACTACAGTCTGTGGTGCATTTACTAAAGCATCAACATGAGGGTCTGCTGCTGCATTATTTACAGTATAATCTGGGTCTGAACCTAGTTGAGTTGCATAAGAAAAAGCATCCCCCCAATTTACATATCTTCCATTGAAAGTTGTAACTGTATTAAAAATCTCTAATCCACTTCTCTGTGCAATACCACTTTCTGTTATTTGTTGTCCTCTCGTGTTATTCATGTTATTTATTTAAAGTCCCATATTATTGTTGCTGTCATCATTAGCACTACCATCTTGACTCCAGCTTGAATCACCACCTTGACCAAACATAGGTGCTGTTGCAGCAAAAACACCCACTTGAAACCACTCTATCAATTCTACTTTAGTAGGTTCATTTTTATTAGGTTTATAATCTATAATTTTACTTATTCTCCAATAAACTCCATCTATATAAACTAATTTAGTAAAGTCTAAATTTACAATATCAGTTATGTTTAGAGATAAAGACACTGTTCTTAATGTTGGCTTTCTTTTTAATCCCTCTATCATATTTCTGTAGTAAGTATCGTATAAACCTTTTCCTGATTGATATGAAGTATATGCACCTGTATCGTCATCATAATCCCTTACCCAGACATTTCCGTAAGCTAAGTTAGGACTTAAAATGCTATCTCTATTTACCATAGTTGCTTGTGGATATATATTTGAAAGTGCTAAAGCTTCAGAAGCGTTTGCTGTTATAGTTTCTGTTGTATTACTCCAAGTTTGTACTATTGCTTTTTTAGTACCTATACTAGTTGCAGGAGAGTATTTATTCCAATACAATAATCTAGGTAAAAAATCATATCCCTTATTAGGTCTTGCTTCATCATTAGGGGAAACATTCTCTGTCCATAAACAAGCAGAATAAGCAGTATCTAAAGGAGCAGTTTCAACTGTATCTTGGTCTTTAGCATTATAACTACCAGCAAAAAAAGGATTTTCAAATTCACTTGTTCCTTTTTGAAATGTATCAGGAAGTTCCTCTCTATAAGGGTATTCATCTTTTATTTCATGAAAAAGTGTGCTTCTACTCTCCACTCTAATATCTTTATCATCAGTTTTATATTTAAAAACTAAAGTTCTTTTTAAATCAGATTGAAGCCACTTGTCTTTTGTTTCTTTACTTCTATTTAACTTGTAAGTCCAATCTAATGCATCGCCATAAGGCTTATAGAAAGTATCAAAAGGCTCAATATTTACTGTTCTTGTACTTTCATCAGTAGTCATTTTAAGGTTAAATGCGTGAGCAATACCTTTAACAAAATCTATCTGCTTGTAGTCCGAACTAATAACTTCATTTAAATCGTAAGTCTGACCATATTCTACATTAAATGGGTCTAATTCTACATTAAAGTTAGAACTACTATTAGATTTAAAGAAAACATAAGTTATAAATTCCTGAAAATTTCTTTGTTGGCAGAACAGCCTAATACCAAGTGATATTCTTATCTCATCTCCTTCGTTAAAATATCTTCTTAAAGTTATATTTGGTAAATCCCTGTAATTACTACTAGCTGGAGTATTGGAATCTACATCTTGATTTATAGTGTGCTGATTACTTGCAAAATCAACAATTTTAAAAGAATTTTGACCTTTAGTCTTAACTTCTAAATTAATTCTTGTATCTATATCATTTACCTTAACATCATCTCCACCACCCTTATAAACTCTAGCAACTCTTGATTCTAAACCATTTATAGATATATTATAATAACCATTTTCCCCAATTATTACAGTGTTATTGGCAAAATCCACATAAGAACCTTCATCTCTTGTAACTGTTAAATTTGCTGACTGAATATTAAGCACCTGTCTTCCACCACCAGTATAAAAATAATTAACATCATCTTCCTCTAATGCTCCTTCAAAAAACCTTTGTATACCATCTTCTGTTACATCTGAAGCACCAGCACCTGCTGCAGTCATACTAACCCCATTTACAAATTTACTAAGAACTGAATAATCAATTTCTCTTTGGTCAGGGTCGTTGTATTTGAAATTTGGCAACAACCATACTAATTTCTTAAACATATCAGTTTCCATGAAAGCTGAATTTATTTTATAGCCTAAAGTTCCATAACCACCACCTAATTGAGAGAATATTTTATCTAATGTAGGCTTAACAAATACTGATGGTCGCCAATCGGCAACTGGATTTGGAGTTTCGTAATTATTTCCATCATCATAAAACCCATAATAACCAGTATACGATGAACCTAAAGAAGTATTGTGTTCTCCTAAAGTATCTAAAAGCTGTATTGTCCTTGCAGTACCATCTGGATTATAATCTCCATAAGATGTTATTGGGTAAACTATAGGTGAATTAGATGAATTAT